ATGAACAGCGTTCAAAGTTCGCCTTTTCAAGCGAACGCCAGAGATGTTGCGCTGGCTCTTTTAGGTGGCCCGAATCGGAAGCTCTCCAAACCTCAGGAGTTGCGCTTCGGCTCACGGGGTAGCCTCGCTGTCGATGTGCAGAAGGGCGTCTGGCAGGACCATGAAAGCGGGACTGGCGGCGGCATGATCGAACTGGTCATGCGGCAAAAGTCCTTGGACAAGTCAGCAGCGGCAAAGTGGCTGCGAGACGGTGGGTTTTTGCCTGAACGGGACCAACAGCCGCGCTCGAAGCCTCGCGTGGTCGAAAATTACGCCTATGTGTCGGCGGATGGAGAAGTCTTGTTTCGTGTCGTCCGGCTTGAGCCAAAGGACTTCCGACAGCAGACCCCTGACGGTCGAGGCGGCTGGAAATGGGGCGCTAAGGGTGCAAAGCGCGTTCTCTATCGTCTTCCGCGTGTCTTGCAGGCCATGGAAGCGGGAGAAACTGTCTGGATCGTCGAAGGCGAAAAGAGCGTGCATGCTCTGGAAGCTATCGGCCTGACGGCAACCTGTTCGCCTGGTGGCGCTGGAAAGTGGAATGATGATTACGGCACGGCCTTGAAGGGTGCGAGCGTGGTCGTCATGCCGGATAATGATGATCCCGGCCGGAAGCATGCAGACGAGGTTTGCAAGTCTCTGTCAGGGCTGGTTGAGCGTCTGCGCGTGCTCACGCTGCCTGATCTGCCGATCAAAGGCGATGTTGTGGACTGGCTGCGGAAAGGCGGCACGGCTCAGGAATTGCAGAGGCTGGCGGATAAGGTCGAGCAAAAGGCTCCTGCTGCTCAGGTGGATATTTCAGCATTCCCACCGACAGAAGACGGCATTGCATTGGCTTTTGAAGCCCGGTTCGCAGACCAACTGCGCTACGATCATAATGTCGGGGCATGGTTTGAATGGGCTGGCTCTCATTGGAAGCGTGAAGAAACCCGGCTGGCCTATCACTGGTGCCGAACGATTGCCCGTGAGTTGGTGTCGTCAAATTCGGATGGAAAGACTGCGGCGATCATGGCGCGTGCAAGTGCGGCAAGAGGTGTCGAGACTTTTGCTCAGACTGCACGCGCCTTTGCGGTAACTTCCGCGATCTGGGACACCGATCCGCTCTTGCTTGGCACGCCTGACGGAACCGTTGACCTCCGTACTACGCAATCAAGAACAGCACGTCAGGAAGATTATATCACACGGCATGTTGCTGTGCGACCAGCAGAACAGCCAAATTGTCCGATCTGGGACCGCTTTCTGTTTGATGCGACAGGCGGTGACCATGAGATGATCCGCTTTCTGCGTGCCTGGTGTGGCTACTGCCTAACGGGCGATACTAGGGAACACGCGCTGCTGTTCATTTATGGCCCAGGTGGAAACGGTAAGTCAGTGTTTATCAATACCGTTGCAGGCATCCTCGGTGATTATGCGAGCAATGCGGCGATGGAGACGTTCGTTGCTTCTGGCGTGGATCGTCACCCTACGGATCTGGCTATGTTGCGTGGTGCGCGTCTGGTGACGGCTTCCGAAACCGAAGAAGGTCGCCCATGGGCTGAAGCACGGATCAAACAGCTGACGGGCGGCGATACGATCACGGCACGCTTCATGCGTCAGGACTTCTTTCAGTACCGGCCTACCTTCAAGCTGATGATCGTCGGGAATCATAAACCGATCCTGCACACGGTCGATGAAGCCATGCGGCGGCGGTTCAACATTCTCGGCTTTGAACGAAGGCCAGAAATGCCTGATCCGCGTCTTGAGGCAAGGCTGCGTGATGAATGGCCTGCAATTCTGCGCTGGATGATTGAGGGCGCGTATGACTGGCAGATGAATGGCTTGGTCCGTCCGCGTGCTGTCGTGGATGCTACGGCGGAATACTTCTCAGAGCAGGACGTGCTTGGTCAGTGGCTCGATACAGCCTGCAATGTATCGCCAGAGCATGAGGACACGACGCAGGCACTGTTTGCCAGTTGGTCTGAATTCGCCAAGCGTTCGGGGGAAGAGATCGGGTCCGCAAAGCGGTTCAGTTCTGCTTTGCAGAAGCGTGGGTTTGTTCTCTGTCGCAACCCAAAAGGAGCACGCGGTCAACGCGGTTTTCGTGGTTTGGAAGTCAAACCGATGTCGTGGGCGGATCAATAACCATGATGCAGCCCAGCACAAAGAAAGTCGATGCGACACAAGAACGAAATGAAGAAATGACGGGAAACCGCCGTTTTTCATTGGATGGTGTGTCACGTGTGTCGGATGTGTCGGATAAAACCTATTATCGCCCTACACGCGTGCGCGCATATAAGGGTTATAGGGAAAATCCGACACATCCGACACATCCGACACAAGGCGATGAATTAGACGCGATTGCAGAGGCCGTTTGTCGGCTTCTGCCTGGCCATCGAAACCCGGAAGCCTTTCACCTGGCGAAAGCGGATGCAGTCTGGGGCATCCGTCGCCTGGCGCGCAGAATTCGGACCGGGCACTGAAAACGGGGGGAGGGTGAGCAATGACCGAGGGGCGGGCACCGGCACCGCGTCAGGCTCACGCGTGGATTTTTTGCAGATCTTTGAAAACAATCAAATAAATCAAAAATTCAATATTGAGTTTCTGAAGAAAGGGGGATTGTTTCAGATATTACATTAAATCCTTTTAAGTATTTAATAGCGTTAAACGGGTCTGAAATTTCCGAGCATTTATCGAAAAGTATGTTTTTTTGCTCTTTTCGCGGTTTTCTGTTAATTTGTGGAAACAAAAATTCAGAATTTCTAATTATTGTTTCAAATAATTCTTTATCCAAGTGTTCTTTGTTTATTGAATAGAACCACAGTATAAAAACTTTAGCTTCTTTTGGTAGAGATTTATTGTATTCAGCGTAATCAAGCCATCCTGTTAATAAAACGGCGTCATTTTCTTTATCTGAAAAACTCTCAAGTATAGATTTATCGTCACGTAATGTTTTTCGGTCTAGTTGTGTAATATGTTTGAATGCGTTCCATATTGATCCCCTTTGTGTTCGAAAATTTCGCAATGTCAGTTGAGGGTTTGCGTCTATCATTTGAGATGAAAAAGAGTTTCTTTGTTCGTGAGTGGCGAGTCCTTCAATTATTTCACATCCTCCACAAGCCAGAGAATGCACTGAGATTGGATCAAGGTCTTGGATAAAAAGGTCTAGAGCTGTACCGAGTAGGCTTCTAGCGACCTGAACTTTTTGCATGGCCTTACCTTTTGATTGACAGTTTGAAGTTAGGTTGGCACGGTGCAAGAGGAGCTTCAACACTCCATGAATGGCTACAGCGGGCATGGCACGGACGCCTTAATCCGCAAAATAAATTCGCTCCGGGGGCGTTAGGGGTATGTCCAGAGGGCAACCTTAAAGCCCTACCGGCCTGACTGTAGCCAGGTGTTGAACCCCCGGAGTGCTTGCCTTCAACAGCAGGTATTTTCGGCAACGAAAGCTACAGGAGCCGCATATCATGCGCTCAGTAAATCGCCGTGACATTTTCCCGGCCCTCGGGACCGTCCTGCTTGGCGGCATCGCTACCGCATCCCTCGCAAATCCCGAAAGCCTGTCCGCCGCACCTGCGAAGCCGGAAGGTCATAAATCGGACGCGCATCTGATTGCGCTGTGCAGCGAGTTCCTTCGACTTGATCAAGCCTTTCACGAGGTCGTGTATGCAATTCAGGGTGATGACAACGCTCAAGATACCGCGCTAGCGCCGATCATTGCCGCTCAAGGTCCGCTTTTGCGAGAAATTGTACGGACCAAATCAAGGAGCGTTACGGGACTTAAAGCAAAGGCTCACGCACTCACGGTCTGGGATGGCGATCCACCATCTGTCGAGAGCGAATATTGGGATGAAAGCCTGACGGCCTCTATTTTGCGCGACCTGCTGACGGTCTGACGAATGTCCCACCTTTGTTCTTGTTTTTAGGTTTGGGTTCACGATAAACCGAAAAAGTTATCGGATGAATAACCTCCACCTGAAAGGACGCTCAATGTCTGTCGATAATGACGAACATCTCTACCGCCTGCCTCATCTATGCGCGGGCGCTAAGATTTCTCGCGGTACTCTGCTTGGCTGGGTCAAACGAGAAGACAACATCATCTTTGCCGATCTGGACCAGAAAGAAACTTCTGGCCGTGGCGGCGCGATCATTTTCTCACGGCGTCAGGCTATCCAGACGGGTCTTGTGGCCGAAGGGCAGCGCCTCGGCATGCCCGTGGCTCTCGCGGCAAAGGTTGCTGCTGGCTTTGCCTATGTCGGACGTTCCGAAATTGGTCCGCTTCCCGGCTTCGTGCCTGGGGAACTGCTCAAGGGCGGCCGTCGCACGTATCTGGTCCATTTCGATGGTTCTGAAACAGCCTCGGTGCTGGCTGGTCTCTCTGACTTGGAACTAGCTGCCGCTGCCGGTGAGCAAGACGTGTCGGCTCTCAACGCTTTCCACGTTATCAACGTGCATGCCGTTGTGCAGCGTATGGACGAGGCGCTGGAAGCGAATGTTGGCCCTCACTCTCACGATGTTGGCGGTGTGGCATGAATAGCTCTGCAACCCGCACTCTTTCCGCCGTTTTGGCGGACATGGAAGCGATCAAGGGCCAGAGCGGCCCGGAGATCGACAAGCGTTGGTCTGACCTGGAAACGGAAGCCAATGCGCTCAAGGCCCGTGAAACCCGTCAACGCGCCTTGGACGATCTAGCGCGTTCGGCACCGGGTGTTTCGCTGTCTGGCGATGCTCATTACCAGCGGGCGCGCAACAGCTTCACTCTGGTCGATGCGGTCCGTGCCCAGGTGCGCGGGATCACGGATGATGATCGGACCGGGCGTGCGCGTGAAATGTCTGCCGAGATCGAGCGTCGTACAGGCCAGAAGCCGCAGGCAGGCGGCATTCTGGTGGACCTCACGCCTAATCTGGAAACCCGAGCAACGCTGACGACTGGTGCTCAGGGGACTGCTGGTGAAGCTGCGAGCCTGATCCCGACACAACAGCGCCCGGACCAGTTCGTCAGCCTTCTGCGGGCGCGCCTGATTACACAACAGCTTGGCGCGGTCGTGCTGGATGGCCTTTCCGGCAATATCGGAATTCCCCGCCAGACGGCTGCGGCGCAGGCGGCATGGGTTGGGGAAAACCAGCCTCTTCCTGCGGGAAATCCGACCTATGACGGCATCGTCATGAGTCCGAAGACATGCGGATCAATCGCTGAAATCAGCCGAAATACGCTGATGCTTTCCAGCCCCGCCGCTCAGGAACTGGTCCAATCTGATCTGTTGGCAGTCATGGCGCAGGCGCTGGATGCTGCGGCCTTGGCAGGTGACGGCACCAATTTCACACCTAAAGGTGTCATTCCGCAGGCTGCACATAATGCCGATTACACGGCAGGAAGTTTGTCCTGGCCGGAAATTCTTGCCCGCCTAACGGATCTGGAAACGGCCAATGCGGTGCCGAATGGGTGGGCGATTGGTGCAGGTGTTCGCGCATCCTTAATGGCGACTCCGAAGGCTGCGTCGGTCGGTGCTGGGTTCATCATGGATGATGGAACGCTGGCGGGCCTACCTGCACAATGGAGCACCAACGTTCCGGCCGGTTCTCTTGTCCTGGGTGATTGGACGAACCTCCTGATCGGCATGTGGGGTGTCGTGGAAATCCTGGTCAATCCATATGCGTCCGAAGCCTTCCAGCGCGGCAACGTGCAGATCCGGGTGATCCAGAGCGCCGATGTGGCGGTTCGCCGTCCGCAGGCATTCTCGACTCTTACCCCTAAAGCTGCGGTTGGGGGCTGATCCATGCCGCGCGGGATAATGGAAATGCGCTTTTCGGCAGGTGTGACGCCTGCCGGAAATGGCCTTACTCTCCGGGGTCTGGCGGTGCCTTATGACAAGCCCGCGCAGATCGGCAATTTCTCCGAACGATTTACAGCCCATGCGCTCCGGTCGGCCTGCGATGGTCAGGACATTCTGGCGTTGCAGGATCATGATGCTGCCAAGCTGTTAGGGCGCACGCGCTCTGGCACCTTGCAACTCGAAGACCGGGCCGATGGGCTGCACTTTGCTCTTGATCTGCCAGATACCGAACGTGGCCGGGATGTGCATGCCATGGCCAAGCGTGGCGATCTTGGCGGCGTAAGCATTGGCTTTTCTGATGCTGTTGACGAATGGCACGGGCGAGAAACCCGGATCATTCACGGGGCGCGGCTGCACGAGATTTCCATCATCTCTTCGCATCCCGCCTATGCCGAAACTTTCGTGGAGCCGCGTAGTCGTCCGCTTGGTGAGATTTACCAGGTAGAGCGATACCGGGACCGCGTTCTGACGATGTTGAGGCTGTAATGGGCTTTTTCACGAATTCAACGCCTCGGAGTCGTGCGCGGAAAGAACCTGTTTTGTCGATAGAAAGCCGGGTTTCAGGCCGGTATTCTGACGGCTGGGGTTCTGTGAGCGTAGGTTTGGGGGCGACGCAGACGGCGCATGGTCCGGTGCCTGCATGGCTCTCTGAAAGCCTGTCCGCTGTTACTGCTTGCCTTGAAATCATAACCGCGTCGATTGCAAGCCTTCCTGCTTCTATCGTCGCGGATGCTGAAGATGGACGACAGGCCGCTCAGGGCACGTTGCCAGCCGTCAAACTGATCTCACGCCCGAACATAAGGCAAAGCTGGCCGTCATTCTGTATGCAGGTCGTCGCTGATTTGCAGATGCAGGGCAATTCCGTTTCTTGGATCAAGAAAGATGCGCGTGGGGCTGTCGTCAGCCTCACACCTATTCCCTGGACGTGGCTTAGTCCGCAAGTCGTTGGTGTAGGCGCGCATTCTCGGCTTGTGTTCGACCTTGTGACCTCGACGCCTGAAACTCAGCTTCTAGGTTTGCCGCCGCGTCTGCTCGATACGGAAGTGCTTCACATTAAGGCCCGGTCGGATAATGGCCTCATCGGTCGAAGCGTGCTGGCGCGGGCGGCTGGTGTCGTGCGCGAAAGCCTTGAGATGTCCAAGGTAGCGGAAAAGACCTGGCGCAACGGGATGCGGCCTTCAGGTTATCTATCGTCGCCCTCCTACCTAACAGACGAACAGCGCAAGCTGGCTAAGGCATCTCTTCTAGATTACTCCGGCGCATTGAACGCGGGCAAGGTTCCACTTCTCGAAGGTGGATGGTCGTTTAAGCAGGCCAGTTTGAACAGCGCGGATGCGGAATTTCTTTCAAGCCGCCAATTTGGCGTTGCTGAAATCTGCCGTCTGTTTCGTGTTCCAGAACCTCTGATTCAATTAGGGGACCGGCTTCCTGCGGATTTGTCGCCTTATCTGGCGGCTTTCGCTCAGCTCACGCTGGCGCCTATCGTGTCTGCGATTGAGGCTGAATTTGACCAAGCGGTCTTACCTGCCGGGTATCATCTTCTGATTGATATGGGCGGCCTATTGCGTGGCAATTATAGCGCGGTGGCAGCGGCTAACTGCGCTCAGGTGCAGAGCGGCATCATGACAGCCAATGAAGCACGCAGCGCGGTTGGCCTGTCTTCGCATGCTGATGGTGATGCATTGCGAACGGGTAGCGCACCGAACTGGCCTGCGGATGCGCCTGGTATGCCATCTCTCGCGCCGAAACCCGGTCATACTGGTGACGGTCTTCCGGCTCCTGGCACGCATCAAAATGAAGGGGCAAGCGCGTGAAATACGATCATCTCCCGCCCGGTTTGGTGCCTATTTTTCTCCGGCGATCCGCGGCGGCGGCGTTCTGGGGGGTGAGTGAATCAACCTTTGATCGGATGGTCGAGGAAGGCCATGCGCCGCGCCCGGCTCGCTTCGGCAAGATTGTCTTGTGGTTCCGGCCGGCGCTTGTGGCTTCTGCTGCGCGTTTAAGCGGCGTGAAGATGGAAACCGATAGTGCTGCAAGCCCGTCTGACGGCGGTAATGAGTGGGATGCGGTGCTGAAATGATGAAGGTCGTCCGACACTACAAATATCTCTCAGAAGATACGGATCGGCATGGAAATGTAAGGTTGTATCTGCGGCGTCCGGGTCATCGAAAGATCAGGTTACGTCAGATGCTTGGCACACCAGAGTTTGATGAAGAATACCGGCGTGCCATGGCAGGCGAGATCCAGCCTGTTCCTTCAAGGCGGGAAACGGTGGTTCCTGGAAGCCTTCGGGATCTGTGCGTCCAATACTATCAGTCGGCGGTGTTCGGTCGGCTCGACGTAAGAACTCAGTATGTTCGTAGAGGCATTCTGGACAATTTGTGCGAGCGATGTGGCGCTTTCTTAATCAGCACTCTTCAGCCAAAGCATGTCGCGGCTTTGCGAGATTCTAAAGCAGGTCGGCCGGAGGCCGGAAACGGTATTCTCAAGGCGTTGCGGGCGCTGTTTGCATATGGCGTACAGTGCGGAATGCTGGACAAGAATCCGGCGCGAGAAGTGTCTTATATTCCAAGTGCCGGAACAGGCTTTCATAGCTGGACGGCGGCGGAAATTGAGAGGTTCGAGGCCTTTTATCATATCGGCTCTCCTGCGCGTCTGGCCTTTGCTGTTCTGTTCTATACGGGCCAGCGCCGGAGCGATGCTGTGCGTCTTGGAATGAAAGATATGCGCAACGGCTCGCTGACTTTTACGCAAGTGAAAAACGGCAAGCGCAAGCCGGTGCTTCTGACGTTGCCGGTGATCCCTGAACTTCGGCGGATTATTGAGGCGACGCCAGGCGCGATGTCAGGAGAGACGTTCATTCAGGGAATAGGCGGCAAGCCTTACACTCCTGAGAGTTTCGGTAATAAATTTCGGGATTGGTGCAATGCGGCGGGGTTGCCGCAATGCTCGTCACACGGACTCAGGAAGGCGGCGGCGGTTCGTTTGGCCGAGATGGGCTGCACTGCTCATGAGATTGCTGCGGTGACGGGCCATAGGTCTCTGAAAGAGGTCCAGCGCTACACGCTTGCCGTCGATCAGAAGCGTCTAGCCGAGCGCGCATTTGCCCGAATTGTAGAAGGCGGAATGTCCCACTCAACAGGCAAAAATAGCCAGTGGGGCAAAAGTGCCACTCAAGGTATTGATTTCAAAGGAAACGGAAATGATGTGGTGCCCAAGGGCGGAATCGAACCACCGACACTGCGATTTTCAGTCGCATGCTCTACCAACTGA